GAGATTATACAGGTGGATGGAAGCGAGTCGCTTTCGCATCTGGTGATTCTACGGCTGCCTTCCTTGGCTCAATGGTTAAATACACTGGCAACCAAATCCAAGTCAATGGAGAGTGGCTTCCTGTTGTAACTTTGGCATCTCCTTCTGACACTAAATTAGCAGGTGCTATTCAGTCTCTTGACCCGCAACGCGCTGGTTCTTGGACTACTTATAATCGCGCTGCATCTGTGGCTCAGGCTGGTTTTGTTCCGGCAGACCCGTTTGCTTATTACCAAGCACAAGAGGATTCTGTTGGTGGAAACATCGACGAGACCACTAAGACTGGTGATAATGCCAATTTCACGGCTGAATCTGGTAGCACTGTTACCGGATACTCAACCATGCAGATTGACTCAAGCACTGCGGCTAACACCGATACCCTGCCATTGCGCCTAGTGAGCATTGTTAATCGTACAGACAATAGCGGAAGCACTACGCTCCGCACTTGGATTGTTACGATTAACCAATCAGCTTACCCCGCTGGCTCAACCACTGGCGTTAACTAATAGGAGTATACGATTATGTCATTAGTACAAGGCGGCATCATGTCTACAGGCAGTTTCCAACGGGAGCTGCAAGCTGGCGTAAATAGCTTTGCTGGTATCGAGTTTAATCGCTACCCTGCTGAGTATTCACGCATGATGGATGTTAATTCATCCAAGAAAAACTACGAAGAAGATGTAGTTCGCAACACCACCGGCTTAATGCCAGTTAAGGCAGAAGGCGGTCAAATCTCTTATGATTCAGTGAAGGAGATTGGTATTGCGCGTTACGTCCACATCAACTACGCATTGGGCGGCACGATCACCCAAGAAGCGATTGATGATAACTTGTATGGCTCTGAAATGGAGCGATTGGGACGTGCTTTGGGTCGCTCTAAAGCTCTGACCAAGGAGAAAAACGTAGCGGCCATGTTCGACGCGGCATACGGCACAACCGTATATACGATGTGGGATGGCGTTGCGGTATTCTCTGCTTCGCACGTTCTTGGCAAAGGCGGCACGTTCAGCAATATGCTGTCTACTCCTAGCCAGTTGAACCAAGCGGCTCTTGAAGATGCTGATATTGCTATCATGGGATTCACCGACTCTGCCGGTAATCCGATTATGGCGATGTCCGATATGCTGGTTGTTCCGCGTCAGTTCAAGCACGTTGCCGAGCGTATTTTGGGCAGCTACTTGCAATCAAACACAGCCAACAACGCAATCAACTCATTGCAATCACTGAACACGATTCGCAATGGCTACATGGTAAACCACTACCTGTCCAATGCTAACAACTGGTTTATCAAGACCAATGTTGACAATGGCGGCAAGTTCTTCCAGCGTACTGAGTACATGGGTGCAGACAATGACTTCGGTACTTCAAACTACCGTCACAAAGTCAGTGACCGTTACAGCTTCGGCGTAACTGATCCGCGTGGTTACTTCGGTTCTGGTAACATCACATAACCCGTTAGGGGGAGTTCGCTCCCCCTTTTACTTTGAGGAATTATTCATGGCGACATCAGCGGTAACAAACTTTCCGAACGGCATTAGCTCGTTTGGTCTTACGCAAGCTGGCAGCGGCATTCCTGCTACTGGCGGTACTTATTATTTTGTTGATTACGGCAATGGCAATGATGGCAATGACGGTCTTAGCGCGGCAACTCCTGTAAAACTGGTTGCTACTGCGTATAGTCGCGCAACTACCAATAAGGATGATGTTATTGTTCTTATGGGTAATTCAACGCACGTTCTGACTGAAATGCTGAGTGTTACTAAAAGCCGCGTTCACTTTATTGGAATGGACGGCACTTATGGTCGTATGTATGGGCAGAATGCGAAAGTATCTCTGACTGCTACTACTGGCGCTACAAACATTGCAACGATTAAAAACACAGGAGTTCGCAATAGCTTTACGAATATCAAGTTTATAAACGCAAGCACTGTAACCGAGGGCATTTACTGCTTCGTTGAGGCTGGCGAATATACGCTGATTCAAAATTGTGAAATCTACAAGTCTACTGACCTAGACCAGAATCTTGCTGCCGAGTTAGTAATGAACGGCGATAGCGCACAGGTTATTAACTGCACGATAGGTTCTCTTGCCGATGCTCGTTCTGGCGCTGTTATTCGCCCTAACGTGCTGGTTACAAACGGCATAGTAGCTAGTGCGGTTGCCCGTGATGTCATGTTCATCGGATGCAACTTCTGGATCAATGCCAGCAATACTGCAAATCGTTTTGTTTATGGTGCAAACGCTGCTGACGTTGAGCGTATGATGTTGTTTGAGAATTGCCGTTTTATTAACAACGGTGCTTCTGCGGCTGTTCCTGCTCAGAACGTATCTTTTGCTGCTTCTTTGACTGTTGGCTCTGTTCTATTGAACAGATGCACTTCTGTCAAGGCTGATACCGCAATGAGTACGACTACTGGTGTGTTTGTTGATGGCTCTGTTCCGGCAGCCGCTACAACGGGTATCTCAGTACAAGCTAGTTAATACAGACGAGGGGTGTAAAAGCCCCTCTATTTTTTCGGCAATATAACAGGAGGCATTTATGCGCCCACGTACAGTTACCGCTAACTCAGCCGGTACTTATATTTATTCACCATGGATTCGCCTTAGTCATTATTCATACGACTACAATGTTGGCTTCACTTGCGAGATGCAGAAAGCAGCGACAGGCAACTATTCTGTTCAGGTTACTATGCGTAACCCAGAGGATTTTCGCCAAGCTCTGTTTTCTCGCGTTACCACAACGCTGACCGTTACTTGTGTCGATGGCGACTACCACGGCCTTGCTGTTGGCGACGCGGTAAATCTTCGCGGCACTCCATGGGACGGCACTAATGGCAACTCGCTTGCCGTTGCTTCTGTAACCGATACTCAGGTATTCACAATCACTGTAGCGAATACCGGCGCCACGTCAGGAGTCCTTGATTATGCTCCTCTGCCAGTACAGGCATTGCTTGGCTATTCGGGCGTTACTGGTACGCAGCAAGGCACTGTTGTCGGCGGTACTGAAATGCTGCGAATCAAAGGCGACACAGGCGGCAGCGCATTATCCGGCAAGGTTAATTTAACGGTTGTTCAGGCTGGTTACTAATGGGCAGGTATCGCGAGACTGCTAGATTTGATTTCAACACCTGCAATACGACTGATGACGTAACTGGTGCTGTGACAAAACTGAGCAAGACTCGCAAGCGGTGGGATGGAGTGCGTGTGACTGAGTTGAATTACGAGAATCGTCAGCCGCAAGATTTCGCCGTATTCCCTCGCCCGTCGATGGCATATATTGAGGCTAGGTCGGACAGGCAAGACCCTACTCCTGTTCCGTACAATCCTGCTAATGGGTGGAATCCAACGCCATGAGCTTTAGAGAGTTTTTACCGTACACGCCGGAAGATGCTAATTACTTCCAGATGACGCTTTCTGAGATTATTCGGGATGCGGCAGGGCTTATTCAGGTAGGAGTAGATGGCGAGGATTTTGCTCCAGAGTATTATGCTCGCAGCATAAACGTCGTGAATCGCTGCGTGCTTGAGATGCAAGCGCAGGGACTTCACCTGACTTCGTACAAGGTTGGCTATTTGTTTTTGCAGCCGAATCAGTACAAGTACGTCATCGAGGACGAGCATTCAACCAACGAGTATTGGAGCAGGCAGATAGCTACTGCCGCTGTTGCTACTGATACGGTTATTGAAATATCCGAATCTGACGATTTAGAGGTCGATGATACCATCGGCATAACGCTTGACGATGGTAGCATTCAATGGACTACTGTTACGGCCATAGACACTGTTACTCCTACCGTAACAATCGCTGACGCGCTTACAGGCGATGCAGGAGAAGATAATTACATATTCAACTATCGCGTTGCATTGAGGCAGATTTCCCGAATTCACCAGATTTTAAGGCGGGACAATTACGTCAATGACGTACCGTTGAACATGATAAGCCAACAGGAGTGGGACACGTTAAACAATAAACAAACCACCGGCCAGCCGAACCAGATGTATTACCAACGGGCTACGCCTAAAGGTATTTTGAAGATGTGGCCAGCTCCACAGAATTCTACAAGTATTGTCTGGTTCTGGTATGAGGCAAAACTTGGCCAAATGAAAGACCCGACAGACATCTTGGACATGGATCAATTCTACCTTCCAGCGTTTCAATATCTGGTAGCGTTGAGGGCTTGTGATACTTTTGGCGCATCCGATGCAATGAAGGCCAGTATAAAAATGACTTACGATGAACTGCTTGTCGATGCGTTGAATTACGACGACGAGGGCACGCCTATTAAAATATCACCGAATCGCAGAATATGAGACAAAGAATCCCAATAGGCGGTAAAAGCAATGACATGAAGTCCC